AAAGGCTGAAGAATCAACAACGGACGAAATTAATTGGCCTGAATCAATTGAAAACTATACGTTTGAAGTTGGAAAGAAGTTTTATGGATCAGACGTAGCAACTGCTTTGCAAAATGCTGAAGTTAATCCAGTTGAGATGTGTGAAAAATTTTACGCAGGGGAAGATGTAAGTAGTTATGTAAATGACATCGTTGAAAAAGGCGGTCTGCCTAGAGATTTAGTCGAAAGATATTTAGAAGGAAGTCGTGTTCGTGCTGGCCTTAACAGGGAGTCTGCTCAAAAGGAAATGACAGAAGCAGAAGAGCAACAAATAAAAGATGAATTAGGAGGTGATGCAGCTTTTAACCAGATCGCTGATTGGGCTGGTAAAAACTTAAACGCAGAAACTTTAAAAGCTTATAACGACACTATTGATACGGGGAATCCAGATGCAATTCGTTGGGCAGTTAGGTCATTGCAAATAGAAATGGCAAATCCTAATGCTGTTGTAGAGCCAAAGCTCATAGGGGGTGGAGATGTACCAAGTCAGACTACATTTACAAGTAAGCAACAAGTATTAGATGCTTTAAGTAAAACAAATGAAAAAGGACAAAAGATATATGATTTAGATGGAACTTATCGAGATTCAGTGAAAGAAATGTTGGCAAGAAGCCAGCCGTGGGATAGTCTTAAGTAAGAACGCAACCAAAAGCACTAGGCCCATCAAGGTGGACAACCTGAGTAGCGGAGGAACGGGCGATCTAACCAAAAGTATTTTTTTCTAAAAACTAGCTAATTATGGCTGTTACTCTCAGCCGTATTGGTCAGATTAAAGGCTCTGCCGCTACTTGGGGAGCTGGTGCATCTGGTCTGGATACGGATAGAGCGTTAATGCTCAAGCTCGGATCTGCCGAGGTTCTTGAAGCGTTCATGACATCGTGTGTTTTCAAAGGCAAAACACGCGAAAGAAACATAAGAGGAGGCAAGAGCGTAGCCTTCCCAATCACGGGTAAAATGACCGCTGCGTACCATCAGCCAGGCACTGAGCTGACAGGTACAATCAACGATCCTTCTGACCTCAACGAGAGGGTAATCAGCTTGGATGCGTTGATGGTTGCAGATGCGGCCATATATTCAGTAGACGAATTAATGTCGTATTTCGACGTTAGACAGATCTATACAAAAGAGTTAGGTCGTGCTTTAGCGGTTGAGTATGACAAGCGTGTTGCAAGAATGATCTTTGCAGCAGCAAGTAACTCTACTGAGCCTTTAAATAAATCTTCTAACAGCGGAAGAACTGGACAAGGATTAACACTAGGAACTGATTACACAGCTTCAGGTGCTACTCGTCAGGCAAAAGGTGATGCTCTAGTTAACGCGATCTTTGATGCTCGTGTTGGCTTTGAAGAGAAGGACGTAAGTATCGACGACATGTACGCGGTATTTACTCCAGAGGATTACTACCTCATCTCACAATCAAGTCGTGCTATCAATGCTGACTTCGGTGGAGCTGGAACCATTGCAGATGGCCGCACATTGCGTGTTGCTGGTATTCCTATACTTTCCTCAAATCATGTAACTCAGAGTGCTTACACGCTTGTAGCGGGTGATCACAACGGTGATTACGCTCAAGATTTGAGTAAGTGTAAGGGGCTTATTTTCAATAAAGAGGCTGTTGGAGTAGTAACACTTCTCAGTCCAGCCTTGCAGTTAACTGGTGAAGAATGGCGGGTGGTACACCAAGCTGATTTGATGGTGGCACGCCAAAGTCTCGGAATGGGAGTTCTACGAGCTGAGTCAGCTTGTAAAATTGTTATTCCTTAGTAATCTAAATAAGAGAGATTGCAAAGCAGGGGCCAGCGAAAGCTGGCTCTTTTTTTTGCTTGCTAATACAATGTATGCAACGCCCTTGTAGATGAGAAATGGGATTAGCAAATCAGTCGGTTACTCCAGGTAAAACTGGCTTGCTGGATGCAGTAAATATCTTGCTAGAGAATATTGGTGAGCAACCTGTTAACACCTTAGAAAATCAACAAATCACAGACGCGAGAATTGCTGAAAGAACACTTCTTGAATTTCATAAAGAAGGTCAAATTAAAGGTTGGAGCTGGAACACAGAAAGAGATTTTCCGTTTTCTAAGGACACTAATGGAGAAGTAAAAATTCCGACAAATGTTTTAAAGCTTTCGCTAGATCCATATCTTTATGCAGGTCGTTATCAACATCGAGGCACAAGGTTATATGACACGGAATATCGAACTTATGTTTTAGAGACAACGGTTACTGAAGTTTTATGTGATGTAATTTTTGGAATGGCATGGGATGAATGTCCAGAAGCATTTAATCGCTGGATAACAATTCGATCAGCAAGAGTGTTTGCCCAAAGAGTTTTAGGAGATAGTGCTTCGTTTAGATATACGCAAGAGGATGAGAAAGCAGCTCAGGTTGTTTTAGAGCGAATGGAGCAAGAACAGGAGCAAGCGAATTTACTAACAGGAGGAAGAAATCATTTGCCATTCCCAACTTATGCCCCTGCTTCGGGTCTTAGCACTCGCCGCATAACTACTGGTATCAGACTCTAATGGCTTTACGTTCCTATTCAATACCAAACCTATCTCAAGGTATTTCACAACAGCCTGACGCTCAAAGAGATCCATCCCAAGGAGAGATACAAATCAATGGAATGTCATCCATCGTCGAAGGTTTACGAAAAAGAGATTCCAGCGAAGTCTTGGCAGAAGTCTCTAGCACCAGTTTTGGAGACTGTTTCATCCATAGTATTCTTAGGGATAATACTGAAGAATATCTTGCAGTAATAAGCAACAACAACGTAAAGGTTTACGACCTTAATGGGAATGCCATAACTGTTAATAAGCCTAGTGGAGTTAGTTATTTATCAACTGTTACTGATGCAAGGCAGCATATAAGAGCTGTAACGATTGCTGATTTTACTTTCATAACTAATACAAAGAAAGTTCCAGCAATGAAAACTGCTACGGCTCCAGCTACAGCAAGACCTTCTGCACATGAAGCCTTGGTATGGGTCAAAGGAGCTTCATACGGGAACCGTTACAAATTGACAGTCAATGGTAGTTCTGTAGAAGTTGCAACTCCTGTTGCTGCTGTAATTTCTAGTGGTGGTTCGGTTACAGAAAATAGAATTAGTTCTGAAGATATAGCTGAAAATTTAAAAAATGGAATTAGTGCAAGTGGAGTAACGATTACTAGAAGTGGTTCTGTTTTGCATTTAACTTCTTCAAGTGCAATTATATTGGCCGCTACAGACGCAAAAGCAAATCAAGATATTGCAATTTTCTTGCATGAAGTTCAAGCATTTACAGAGCTGCCAACAATTGCTCCTGTTGGTTATCAGATTTCAATTATTGGTGATCCAGGCAATGATTTTGATGGTTATTACGTTGAATTTAAACCTAAGAGTGGAACTTTTGGAGAAGGTGCTTGGACAGAAACAGTTAGTCCAGGCGTTGAATACGAGGTCGATGAAGACACAATGCCTCATATTTTAGTGAGATTATCGAATGGTCAATTTTATTTTGGGCCTGCTGATGCAAGTACTCAATCAGGAACAGAAATGCCCAAATGGGGTGATCGAATAGCTGGTGATTTTAATACAGCTCCAGATCCGAGCTTTATTGGTTTTCCTATTAATGACATCTTTATCTATAAAAATAGACTTGGATTCTTGTCCGATGAAAACGTCATTTTAAGTCGTGTTCGTGCGTTTTTTGAGTTTTTTCCTGAGACAGTCACGACAATTTTAGATACTGATCCGATTGATGTTGTAGCAAGTAATAACAAAGTTTCTATTCTTAAATATGCCGTACCTTATCAAGATGAATTAATATTATTTAGCTCACAATATCAATTTAGATTTAACGCTGCCGAGACAATATTAACTCCCAAAACTGCACAAATAACAGTTCTAACTCAATTTGAAGTTGATATAAATGTCAGGCCACAACTAGCGGGTGGGGGTATTATCTTTGCACAATCTAATGGAGATTGGTCGCAGTTCAGAGAATTTAGTGTTCGTGGAGCTGGCACTGCTTTGACAGCAGATGCAGCAGATTTAACAGGGTATGTATCGGCCTATATCCCAAGTCAGATGTTCAAGCTGACTGTAAATGATACAAGCAATGTAATGTTTGGAATAAGTGGTAAAACTGGTCATCAAAGTCGTATTTATGTTTATAAATTTTTCTTCCGTAATACAGGGGATGGAACAGAAAGGGCTCAGTCTAGTTGGAGTCACTGGGATTTTTCAGGAGCCGATGAAGTCCTTCAGGTACTTGCAATAAGAGAAACGCTTTATTGCTTAATGAGATATGGAACGAAGGTTTATTTAGAAAAGATTTCGGTCATGGATCGAATGCAAGAGCCTCAAGTTGGCTCTCCATATCCTCTTCTATTGGATCGGCGTATCTCAACTACTACTGAAACTCCGTCCTCAATGAGAGTTTCAATAGTTAGTTATGACGCAGTTACAAAGAAGACGACTTGGACATTGCCTTACACAATCGCGGCAAGAACAGAAGCGTGGAGTGGATTTAGCACAACAGGAAACGGTGGTGTATATCTCGGTTCGGCAACGTCTGGAACGACAATTGTTGCTGATGGTGATTGGAGTAGTTCTCCGGTTTATTTTGGAGAGTCTTATACCTTTAGATACCGTTTTACTCGTTTTAAACTTTATAAGGAAATAGGAGGAGGTAAAGCAGCAGCAAATGTAGAAAGAACACAGGTAAGACACGCAAAACTTCGTTATCACGAATCACATTATTTTGAAGTCCATGTCATTCCAGAGGGAAGAGATACAGGAATTTATAAGTTTGATGGAACAGTTTTAGGTTCTAGAAACTCAGTATTAGGAAGTGCTTTACCTGATGGATGGACACAAGATGATGAAAGGTTTTTTGAAGGAGTGTTCAATATTCCAATCATGAGTAGAGGTGAGAGGTGCATGGTGGAGATCCAGAATGACACTCCTCACCCTTGTAAGTTTTCTACTTGTGAGTGGGTTGCATTGGTAACTGGAAAGGCGGCAGCAATCAGATGAGGTGGATAAAAGCGGAGCCTGGTGATATGTACGTCATTGGAGAAAACTTAAGAGAACAAGATAAGACTGAGGTTCGCTTAAGTCATGGTTTATCTCCTGTAGAAGCCTGTATAGAAAGTTACATAAACAGCAATGTAATACAAGCAATTGAAGGAGATGATGGAGATCCAGTTGGTATTACGGGGTTGGTGGACAATTACATTTGGTTGCTAGGAACTGATAAATTAACAGCAACAAAAAATCATAGATGGCAATTATGTATTCATGGGCGAGAATGGGTAGAGTATTGCATTGATAGAGCTGGTGGAATGATTGAAAATTATGTTTATTCAGAAAATAAAGAATCAATTCGTTGGTTAAAACATTTGGGCTTTAATATTGGGGAGCCAGAACCTTACGGGGTCGCGGAGAAAATGTTCTGTCATTTTTGGAGGAAAGCATAAATGGCTGGTCCACTTGCTTTTTTAGCCACCCCTGGGGGCCAAGCTGCGGCTGTAGGAGGGCTTCAATTCCTTCAGGGAATGATGCAGTTTGGAGCGAAGAAACAAGAACATGCAAATCAGGTCGCTTATAAAGCTGCTCAAGATGAATACTCTGCTTGGAATGCTTCTCTACAAGCAAAGACATCTAACCTAAATAAAAAATATAAGTATTTCCAAGATCAAGTTAATTGGGGCCAGCAAAATAATTACGTTGCGAGTTTAAGGAATTTCGAGTTATCAAAAGCAATAGCTCAAGCAGATGTTGTTAGAGATACGAGAGTTTCGGCTGGTGTTGATTATGTCCGACAAAGTGATGCGTTAAACGCTGCCAATGCAGAGCAAGCGATGTCTGATGCAATGTCGTTGTTCCATTACAAGACACAAGCATTAAGGATGGCTGCTAGTGCGATGGCTGGAGGAACAGGAATGGTTGATCGAATACAGAACGACTATCAAATGCAGTTAGGGAATCAATCAACGATTATGGCAATTAATAAGGGATTTAGAGATCGACAACTTTCGAGAGAACAAGCAGGGGCAATAGCTGGATATTTAGAAAAGTTTAATTCTCAGCAGTTTTATCAAATGCAAGAGTACCAAGATCCATTACGTCCGTTTGCACCATTGCCAACATTGGTTGGTGCTGTACCTCCATCAATGGTGGGCGGGGCTCCAAGTGCTACTGCGGCATTCTTAAGTTCAGCTATTGGAGCTGTAGGAGCTGGTATCAACACTTATGGAACCTTAAGCAAGTACACGGCTGGTGGCGGCGGCCTCAAGATTAATAACACCGTGGTTGACGAATTTTCTACAACTAGAACAGCGGGGTATGCGTAATGGCTAATGATCGTTTACCGCTAAGTCAGATCCAACCGTCTGCCAAACCTGTCTCAAGTTTTATTAGGACACAGGCTATTAATCCCGCAGCTCCAGCGAAGCCTTCAATGCTTCCAAGTGCTTCTGGAGTACAAATTGTTCAGAGAGGAAATGTTTCTAATATAAAAGGCTATAACAGCCTTCAAGAATTATCAGAGGCAGTTAAATTATTAGTTCCTGTTGTTGATGCAGGGTTAGAACTTTATGCGTCAAAAACGTATGTAGATGGACAGCAGCAATTATTAAAAGCAGCGAGAAATAATAATAATGCGATGGTAAAGAGTGGTGAGAATTATGCAGCAGAAAATAGAGTTGTTCATCGAAATAATGAGGCGGCTGGAATATTAATGGATGAAATGAATCCTTACCGAAAGGCAGGGATGTTAGCTCAAGCAAGTGCAATCACAGCAACATTAGTACCGCAGGCATTTAACAAAGCATGGTTAGAGAATGGAACATTATTATCTAAATTAGATCCTGGTGATCCAGCGATAAATCAATTAAAAGCAAAGGTAACAAATGATCTTGCAAATGTTTATGGATTAGATGAATATTCTCCAGGTTTTATTGATAAAGTTCTTCCTAAAATTAATAGAGAATGGGAACAATTACAGAATAAACATTTTAGTGCAAATGTTAAATATAAGAAGCATGTAAAAGAAATTCAAACAGCAGATGGATTAGAAGCAATTATGGAAAGTAATCTTAGTGAAAATGAAAAATATAAAGCGTTTGCTGGTTTTATATCTAAGGCAGCAGCGACTTCAGGTTTAACTGGTGAAGCACAACCAATGATAGAAGATGCAATTATTAGATTAGGAAAGAAATTACAATGGGAATCTGTAACTGGTGCAAATACAAAGGCACAAAGTTTATTACAACAACTAAATAGGATGCCTTCTGGAATCGTTGGTGCAGATGGATTGATGCAAACGGTTGGTGATGTTCATGGCCCTAGATTATATGTAGATACTGATTCAGTTGCTTCTGTTGCTTATAAAGAATATAACAAAGGTCAAAAGAATTTAGGTGCTAGTTTTGAACAAACTTATGCTGAAGAATTTTATAAAGCTAGGAATAATCCTCAGAAATTAGCAGAATTAAAAGAACAAGCACTTAGTGATAAAAACTTTGAAGGATATGCCTTTACTGAAAAATTAAAATATATAAATAATTGGAATGAAACAATTGATAAAAATATAGAAAATTCAGTTGATATGACTGATTGGAACGGGTATTTAGAAGGACTTGATCGAAAGATTGGTAATGAATTTAATGTAGAAGAAGAGGATAAATTATTTTGGGAGAAGATGGAGTCTGTTCCATTAAGAGCAACAGAGACAAGAATAAAAATAAGAGATCGTTATAACAAAATAAGGGCGAAAAAAATATCGGCAGTTGAGCAAAGTATTGATGTACCTAACTTAAAAAGTGTTCTTAAAGATAGATTGGCAGCAATATTAGAAGATAAGTTTCCTGACATGGAAACAGGAATATTTAGAGATGATAATTTCGATATTATGGATTACTTGGCAAATGGAGAGTTAAATAAGGCAACAGCAGAAGCGAAAATAGCTCAAACTTTATACGAGAAATCTCTTGTTGGGATACAACAACAAGCAATAAAATTAGGTAAAGATGAATTATCTATTGTTGAACAAAATGAAGCAATTAATAAGGCTATTGATGAATATGTAGGATCGCCTTTATTTAAAACTCATGTTGGTGGCAATGCTGTTAAAGAAGATAACAAAGAGACAGCTAAAGGAGGAGAAGTTACTACAGATAAACAAGTCAATGCTCCAGTAGATCGAATTTATTTCAAGGCTTCAATGCCAATTTCAAAAGAAAGATTGCAGCAATGGGAGACAGTACCAATTTATTCAGCAGA